GTCTCTACTCTGCACGACGCCCCAAAGGGGATGTGGCCCCTCGACCGTCTTTGACGGCTCTTAAGGCCACAGGAAAGAGAGGACGATCGCTCGCCTCTGGTGCGATGTGTGCGTACCCGAGTCTGAGCGCTCTGATGGCGCCCGCGGGCTGGTTTTGTGCGAGTTTGCGGTGCGCTCTGGCGCGAGCAAGTGCAGTCCAAGTGCGGCGAGCCTTTTCGGTTCGTAGGACGTCGAAGCAGTTTAACTGCTTTGCACGTCGCGCACGCCCACTTAGCTCCCGCTGGAGCGCGTCCTTCTTCGCCTTGCGCGGAGCGAACCGCCTTCTCGCGGATGCGAATGACGCGTTGACGCGTGCCGCCTCCGAAGCCCGTGCGACGTCCAGTCGCACGGCGCCTTCGCTGAGCGCGGTTACCCGCGGGGCTTCGTCGACCCAATGGCCCACTGCATCGCGGATCCAGCGCACTTGTGCGCTCTCCGCTTCGCGTGGTCTGGTTGACGATGCCCCGCCGGCGACCCAGGAAGCAAAGGTGGCTCTCGTAGCCTTGCCTCTTCCTGCACCTCCGTCGCGCAGACGCCCCGGAAGGACCTGTCCTTTCACCGCGAGCTTGGCGGCTGTCCGCTTTGCGAGGTTCCGGACCATGCGATGGGCGCGAATTCGTTCGTGCCCGACGCCTTCTCCGAAGTCTCGCAAGGTGTCGACGACGCCCGCGCCTGACTGGCCCTCGAGTGCCTTCGCCCCGGACGCCTCGCCCAAGCGGAGCGACGGCCTGACGCGCAGCTTCCACCCGTCTGTGGATTTCCGAACCGTCCCGAACATCTCGCAGAAGACTGCACCGGTTCCCCGGTGAGACTTCTTGGTGTTTGGCACGAGACCGATTCTTCGGATGATCTCTTCGTAGCGGTCGCAGACTTTCTGCGGCCAGCATGCTACGAGGTCGTCTCCACAGACTGAGAAGCTGTCGACTTGGGCCCCGGCGAGGGTTGCGGCGTAGTCGTTCATGAGTGACAGTACGACCCAACTGGGTCCGAGTCCCATGAACGCGCCCGTCGTGACCTTCGCCCCGCTCCGCTCGTCCGCGAGGTCGAGAAGCGCCTCCTTCGCGTCGATGCTCCACTTGCCCTTGGAGAGGGCAGCGTGAGTCCCCACGCCGAGTTCCAACGGACCGACCACTTTGTGGACGTTGTCCAGGAGCCAGCTTGGGGCTGCTGTCGCTTCGAGAGCGACGCGGAGCACGTGACGCGCGGTGGCGACGCTGATCTCGTCCGTGGCTGCGCTCAGATCGGCGCTGTAGCCGACGACCTTCTTCTCGCCTCTCCATCGCAGGTCGACCGGCTCGGCTTCGAGCATTGGTCGGTTTGTGCGGATACGGCGGAGGGAGCCGAGCAGGTGCTGCGTCATGGCTCGCGACAAGGTCACGACCTCTGGGTCGTGACATGTTGCGAGTCGCAGCTTCCCTGCTTCGTTGGCATGTGCGTCGACTCGGGCGACCGAGTTCGGGTGCGCTTCCTTCGCCGCGTGCATGGCCTCGGCAGTGGGCGAGTAGGTTGCCCCGTGCCAGTGCTGGTCGGACATTTCGTCCGGCCAGCGGCGCGGGAACCAGCTCGTCCGGTTGAGGCCGGCGCCGGTGAGGGCGGTCCACGGGTCGACCGCGGCGCGGATCTCGGCAGCGTCTCTGGCGGTCGTTGCGGCTTCGGAGATGTGCGGGACTCTTTGAGTTTCGTATGTCCCGTCGCTTCTCCGACGCAGG